GAGAAAAAGATATTTCGGTTATTTTTTACTGTTATTAGTATGATATCATATTTTTACACTTAACATAACATTTGTTAGCATAAATAGTGTAAAAATATAACTGATTTATAAGTTTGTATAGTATTATGATTGTTTATGCAGTCATCCGAATAATATATGTCAGCTTATGGTGTCATGATGGTGTCAATATATTTATGCAGATGTTATTATTAATTTGTTACCATATATGGTGTCAATATTTTAGATCGAATGTGTATATTGTGTCGTTATGGTGTAATGGATTGGTATCCTTATGTGAACGTATATTTGTTACCAAATATGCAGTGGGTATATTGTTTATGTGAATAAATTATGTTAGCATATTATATTTGCCGGCTAGTATTATGGTATACTATTATGTTAGCATTTTAGATAACAAATAATTTATATATGATTATTATTTACATGATATATATTTATATAAAGAATAAATATATATATAAAGGTTGTCCAATAACTACAGACCTTTTACGCAGTGTCGTGCTCAAGGTTCGTTCTTTTTTCCAATTAAGTATACCCCACCTAGAATAGCCAATACACCGATTACATGTGGGGTGTTTATTTTTTCATTAAAAACCATATACCCCACGCTAAATAGAAGCAAGGTTTCAAAACCCGCCATAAAAGATCGAATAATGCCTAAGTTTGTTTTCATGGAAATACTATAAATCCATAAAATTAAACCTATAAAAAAAAATATACCCGCTATAAATGCATTGTAATGTTGATTATTTAATTTTGTTATAACGTTCTCAGAGTGAATTATAAATCCAATAATTGACATCATTGTAATCGCTAGCGTAAAATATACAAATGTTCGAATGTAGTTATCACTATGATCAAAAGACTTTTTAAGAAAAACCTGACTTGCGACAAAAAATAAGGTTCCGATAAAAATACTATGTTCCCAACTAAGTTTCATAATCTATATAGACTATAGGTTTATTTTCTTCCATATCCTTCTTTTTTTTTATAAGTTCTCTTTTTTCTATGTATTTTCTTTTTACTTTTTTTACTTTTGATATTTCTTTTTGATTTACGAGACTTCTTATGCTTACGTGTCCTCTTCTTTTTTCCTCCGTGCTGTTGTTCGCCATATCTTTCTGATTGTTCAGTAACATCAATAAATCTATTTGTTTGATAACTTTCGCCAATCGCAGGAAGCGTCACAAACTTTATTGCATACTTCTTCAAGTAATTACCTAGACCCATTCTATTTATACGCTTAGGAGAGAAAACACTCTCGGTTTCAAATGCAGATTCAATATCTTCATCATCACACCCTGTAATATCTTTGCTTACTACTTCACATATATCCTTCAGTTGTTTAAGTGCATCGTCATTCAGGGCTGTCACACGCATCTCATCAGTCATTGGTTTACGTTTCTTGTCACGACTAAATGGAGCATAGGGCTGGATAAGTATAGAGTTCTCAACATTATGTTCATGACGAATATTTCCATGAAGATCGTCAACAATAATTGTATTAAACTTATTGAAATCAGAAAACTCAGACCAAACATTCTTCAAGTTTTTTGGATAATCCTCATCATCTATATCTTCGACACCCCATTTAAACAAAAAGAAGTCTTTGTCAAGACCACAACTATCAGTTATTACATCTGCAATACCTTCAGAATACTCTCGTTCTGAATACGTCCATAATCCAACCGCATACTTATCTTGGTTAGCATTAAAAAAACGAAATAATTCACACAAATAAGGACGCAAAAAGACAGCATGGCCACCGTCAGATATATAATTAAACTGTGATTTATCTTGTTCACTTAACTGCTTCCAATTTGTATTGTCCATCTTGTTCTTAGGTAAAAAATGAATAAGTGTTTCATCTATATCAAATATCACCAACAACCTCTTCTTTTCAGACATCGTTTACTAATATAATAATGATATTTTAATTTAGCCATTACCTTGTAAAATACATAAAGAGAGAATGTGCAAATCATGTGATGTTGATCCGAAATCACATTCTTTTTTTAGGATTGCAACAGAAGACAACGTTCAGATATTCTACTCATGTCCATCTGAGGCAACTAAATACTTTGACAAGCAAAGTGTTGAAATACACTGTAGAGAGAAATTACAAGAAAAGGGGGATACATGCAAATGGATTTTTATTTTTGATGGAACTGGATACACTCTACGCCATGCAATGGCGATAGGGGTTTCGTTAAGCTTCTTACGTGTCATCAAGGAACATGCAGATACACTTCTAGAAATACGCATTCTCAACACTTCTTCATACGTATCCACCATGCTCACTATCATGAAACCGTTTATTCCACACAACATATACTCGAAAATAAACTGGAACACAATGAATTAATTCTTTCTATTCGTAATATATACTGCAATATGTCAATAAATACAACCGACATACCTCCATTAACCGAACTTGTTGCCGAGCAAAAAAAGGATCCGACAATTGTAAATCCTGATAGCAACTTTGTGGTGGTTACTTACTGGTGGGGAAGGGGAAATGATAATTCAAACATCGCTCGCCCATGTTTATCGTTTTATGAAACATTTGCAACACAAATCAGCAAATACACACTAAAATACTTAACTGTTTTGTATAGTCAAAAGACACAACAACGTGGTATAGTTATGAAGAATAACCCCGAATTAATCGTAAAAAACATGCCAACACATGTCATCTCTATGAAATCATTCGTGAATATGATAAAATACTTCGCCAAAACGTATATTGATGGACTATACGCTGACGTTAATCTACTTGACAACAAAGATACTAGTCGTTTTAGTAAGGCAAAGCAAATTATAGAACAGATGAAGAGAGAAAATACATGCCCTGCAGAGTTTGATCTTCTTGCAAAATCCAAGAATGAGTTCCAGTTTCAAACAAAAGTCTATCAAATATTCAGAAAAGCCGCACATCTTATCTTAAAAACTAATGCAGCGAGCTTTATTCAGATTATACGAACCAAAGGGACACTTAATCTCGCACTGAAAAACTATAGAGAAGGTGATGATGAACAAAAAAAACAAGACACATTGAATATTATTAAAATGATAGGAGAAAGAGGAAGTCAGTATGTAAAAGAAGCAAAAAATAACATTAAAACAAAGAATACTGTTATTGAGGGTTTCGGAGACGACGTATTTGAAAACTCCAGCGTCATTGATGTTCTTAATCATTATCTTAGACATCGTTCAAGTATGAAGTTTCAAGATATGATTGCCAGATGGGAACAGACATGTGCAGCTGCTAACTGTAACTACTTAGCTGTAGAATACGACTACTTCTCGCGAAACAAACTATACCAATTGGCGATCAATGCGAAACCACTTTTCATTAAACACGCATTAAAACTATGCCAAGGACGGGCAGTTGTATACATTGATGGTGACATGTTCATCAGAAAATATCCTAAAATATTTGACATGCAAAATATTGACTTTATGTCTCGTGGATGGAACATAGATCCTCGGTCTAGTTATAACATTGGAACCAGTATCATGTTTAATCCATATAAGTTTGAAACCTCAGGAGGAATTATGTATTTCTCAAACTCAACCGAATCCATCAAACTCATGGACATGTGGATTGATGAATCAGCAAAACCATCTAACAGTGGAAAAGCAGATGATCGTATTCTATCCATTGTCTTTAATGCCCAGAAGTTCTTACTCAATATGACGACCATACAATTACCGATTGAATACCTATGGCTAACACTTGACTATGATGACAGAATGCTAGAACACATATACGACTGGGACAAAAATGAAATGGACGCTACTATATTTATTGACCACCCTGAATGCCTGACCAGTGAAGAAACTGCGGAAGGTTCTGGTGCATCAAGCGATAGAAGTCCAAAACTACACAAGTTTCTTGACTCGGAGGAAGACGATATACCCGCCAGCGAGGAGTTTCATGAATATTTCATGTTCCCTAGCCAAGAAATGGCCGACCAGTTTAAACCATATCACGCATACATGAGTGAAACTCAATACATTGACGACGGTAACCCCATTTTATACGAGAAAAAACTTGTTGATAGAGAAAATAAAGCAAATAATGAGTATCCTATGTATATCACGTCTTATAACAAACAATATGGAAAACGACAAAATATTGTAAATAATAATATGAATATTGCTCAAAATGAACTAAATGACACTTACTGGTCAAGAGAGAAAGGACTACAAATCATCAAAACCACTTTTAAGGATGATAAAACAATATTATTATGTGAAGGAGCCATTCCAGGAGAAGAGTATACTATACCTATGATCATTTCACTTATCAACAGGGGATATAGTGTTATATACCTTCCCTCTATGTGTAAAGACAAATGCTATCTATCCCTCGTAAATGACAAACGATCAAACTTAGAACTTATCTTTATGCCAGATATACCAAAATCCGAAAGCATCTTCAAACCAGTTGTCGATATGACACAGCCTATATACTTTAAACAGCAATCTGAGTTATCATTATTGACAAAAGCACTCGCCATGTATCCTTCACTTGAAGAGTTCGCATATTCATTTGCAATAGGAAACTATCAAGTCATGTCTAGAATTAGGATTGGTTATGTTTTCAAGAATAAGAAGAACAAACCCGATGCCAACATTCTTTCTTTTTGTAGTTCAAAGACACGTTCTATGATAACACAGCAAGTTACAAATCCAAAATCAGTTATAGTAGCTGGAGGTTCAATACAATATGGAGCAGGAATATCACAGGATCAAATTAATGCATACATAGAGGGACAAAGTTTCATGTATGGGGCTGGTCTTCGAAACAATAAAAAGGTTTCCAAGGTTGTTAAAATAAAACGTAACACCAAAAAGACAACTAAATCAGGAACTGCGAAAAAATGGTCTGCAAAATACAAAAGATCGATCAACTGTAAAAAGCCAAAAGGATTTTCGCAAAAACAATATTGTAAACACGGTAGAAAAAATACAAAACGAAAACACTAACATCATAACAACATACCATCATAACAACATAATTCAAATGAATTATGTTATTAATAATTTTTATCATTTACTTATATTCATCATTCCATGTCTTCGCTCCACTATACACACCCATTATAAACTCATTATCTGTGCAATCTGCAATCATTGCATGCTCAAAATCAACCAACCATATCTTATCGGGAACATTATTATCTAACACAAAATTATATCCGGTAAAATCAGGGTATTCGATCCCGTTGTCAACTAACTTTATCATTATTTCACGTATTTTTTCAAATACGTCATCTGGGATGTCTTCTATCGTATCCCCATACATATCGGAAACAGACATACCATCTATATTCGCCATAACAAGTTGACGGGTTGTCTTATTATACATCACGGGGCGGGGTATATTTAGACCATCTATCTTTAATCTATAAATGTGTTTATGCATAAGGTTTTCATGTTTGTCTACATTCTCTTTTACAAAGTATGCGTCTGGTCTTGAAGTGTACCGTTCCATGATTTATGCAATGGTATATGTTACGTTTTATATTACTATCAATATATCCGTTGCGGTATGGTTCAATTTATACTATAACTCATTCACGTGTTAATATTATTTAATCGTGGCTATTTACTTTCATTACAATTACGTAACTATATTTATTATACCAGCACCAGCACACTTCGGGGGGTCTAATCGCAGGTCTAGTATATCGAATGCACCAGTCTTCCCCTTTGGCATCTCTATGCGATCATCTCCAATTACCGCTATAAGTATCTCTTTGAACTTACTCACCGACATTTCTTGCGATAATTGAGGGTTATCTTTCTTGAAATTATTCCAAATAATAGTTGACTTTGATCTACTTCCATCCGCTTTATGCATATTTAATGCCACCCACTCCGTAACAATACCATGATACTTTACATTCACATCATTACTTTCATCATTCATCAAGTTCAGCAAGTCTTTTTCTAACTGATCATAGAGAGAACGAGTACTCACGATCACCGCCTTCAACTCACGCATACGTTTTCGCATATCTCCAACTCTCTCGGCAACCTTGAAATAATTCTTCTTTATCGACATTAACTCGTCGTTGCCAGTGCCGCGGGCAGAGATTTGCTTATCGTAATCCTGACATAAAAAAAATATGCTCTTAAGAATGGTTTCTCGGTTCTCAATAAGCATAAGGCGGTTGATATGAACAACGCATTGCTCATCGGTTATCCATTCAAACATAAAAGCACCTTTGTCGCGTCTATCTATATCAGAATAAAGAGAGACTAACCATGCAAATCGAATATTCGTATTTCGTCGCAAATCAGACTTTATCTTGTCTATCTGTGGATTATCCACATTTCTTTTATAGAACTTTGAATCCACCATTATGGTAAGACCTCGCACTGAGAGAAGAAAATCACCCCGGTGAGCCTGACTATGAACATCTTCTAGATCGAACCCGTCAAAATCGCAGAAAGTCGCCTTTGCCACTTCAAAAAAACACTGCTCTCCAATAGCTCCTATCTCACTCGAACTCTTTGTTTGTGTATTGGCAACAACGCTTTCTAACACACTTGCACTACGTTCTAACACATTTGTCATCTTCTCGCCCACCTTTGCAACCTCCGTCTGAACGCGAGCATCGAAATTGGACGCATGCAACCGCATACGCTCTTCCATTGCAATTATCTCTCTGTCTCTCATTCTAACTATCTCAGATAATTTTACAGTTTCATTTACCTTCTCTGATAACATCTTGTCGTATATCTGCGTTTTATGGCGAACTACTGTTTCAATATCGCTATCAAGCTTCTCGACGTACATCTTGGCATTACGATCCATGACTTCCTTGTTCAATTCAAGTTCTCTCTCTAGTTTACTCACACTAGAAGAGAGAAGAGAGACACGATCAGAAAACTGACGCTCAATCTCTTGGTATGCCTCCGCATGGGTAGCCTCGGACAACCGTGCCTTACACTCCTGCACACAAACAGATCCACTTTTAAGTGCTATCAACAATTCATCTTCTGTAAAAAGAGAGAAAGTATCGTAGTCGTTTGAAGACATTTTAAGTTCTAACACACGCACACTAGTCTTCATAAAACAAAAATATAATATAATACATATCATACAACTACTATACTATTTACATAACAATTGTTTCATATCATTCCGGATGCACACGACTTTTTCCACACGGACAACCAAATATAGAAGTTGCGACCATGAAAACCATAGCTCCGAAAAGTGCAATCCCACAGCCAAGATCGCCCATTGTTAAGTCAAGTAGTTAGTTAGGTAGTTAGTTATATACAATATATATACAAACGAACCCCGTTTCAATTTCTAGTCTCTCAATAAATTGAAACGGAAAACGCCGACAATCCCCAACGCAACTAGTATGCAAATACATTACAATAAGTAAATTAATCACGAACATGTCATCTCCTAACTATTCCACCAACTATTTCACGCACGGAATGGATATTGAACTCAGCGACACAGACAACTCGACCGCGCCGACAATAGTGAGAGACCTGACACATGATATGCTATGCGAAGACATAGAAACAGAACCGGAAGTTGGATTTGTTATTGATCGCACACCATGTACTAACCCCATTACCGCCAACATTATAGAATGTATCGATATCCTTACAGATTTTACAAACGGAAATGACTTCGGCATCAATAATATCAGCGACGATGACGACCCGGATATCGAACACGATGATGTTGACACGGACATTGACATGGACATTGACACGGACATTGACACGGACATTGACACGGACATTGATGACGGAATAGAACACGATATTAATGTCGTTGAAAATATGCTCAACATAAACCAATACAATGAAGAAGATGAAGAAGATGAATATATTGGTATCGCACTCTTTGCAAGAGCAGCAGGTAGACAAGCTCGACACTATTGCAGGGAAAATAATATGGAAATGGCACTGAACAAATACTTAGAGGCGATGTCATACAACCCACTCGTCGAGTTTAATAACGAACTTGCGACATTGTATGATGAAAACGGAGATTTTGAAAAGGCCAAATACTATTATACCCAAGCAATCGAATATTCAGATGATGTCCTCGCCATGTATAACCTCGCAGATATGTTTAAGAAAGACATGAACCATCACGACAAAACCAAGGCCGAACATGCGACGAAAATGATGCTCAAATACTATGCTATGGCTGCTGAAAAGGGAGACAATGAAGCACTTGAAATGCTATGTGCGTTGGCATATGGAAAAGATCCAGTGAAGTTCTCCACCGCATTCAAGCAAGTTATGGAACACCAAGATGACCACTTTGATTGGGACGGCGAATATGGTGAAGATGGCGAAGATGACGAAGATAAAGCTATCTATGGAAACTTCATGAGAAGCACTAGCAACATTGAAATACTTCAAATGCTGAAAAGCACCGATACAGAAGACATGAATGAAAACGAAAAGAAACAGATCAATGACTGCATTGGCATATTGAATAAAGAAACCTCTGTCATCGCATACAACAACAAAATATCACTATTCACACGTCTCAATCATGTAGTTGAATGCGGCATTTGTTACGATGAAAAGTTGAACATTGATCTACACTGTGGTCATTGTGTCTGCACCGACTGTTATACTCGCCTCGCTACAAAACCATGCCCATTCTGCAGAATAGATGCACCATACGGGTTCTTCGATTAATTAAATACACTACAAAAATAATATTACAAAAACAAAAATATAAAAATAACACTCGTTATTTTTATTTTTTACAGCATAATTAGTCACCATCTTCATCATTCTCAGTTCTAGTGTAATTGAGTTTTAACCTATGTGACTTTGGAATAGTTACATCCGGAATCACCTTCTTGATAATTTTATTTTGAAGTTGTTCGTCTTCATGTTCAGATGACCCACCCATTGTATTACCTATAATATTCATATACGTTGCGTGTGTTTTCGAGCTATAGTTTGAATACGTTGGATTTTTCCGCTGCCATTCGGGGATTTGTTTCACATTTTTATGTCTCACATATCGAATAACTTTCTTCATTTTATCATTCTGAACAGTATCTTTTTCCCAAGTATCGTTATCTTTTATATAGATTGATTCACGCTTAACATCACTACAATGAATTGGACGCTTTTCAATATCTAGATTTCGCAATCCATTGAGAAGTATACGAGTTATACCTTCAACAAATCCAAAATGACCCATGTTTTCTAAATCACTCACATTTACAGGAAGACTGTCAATAAAATCCGTGAGGTTCATAGCATTTTTACATTCCGTCTTTAAAAACACATTCAAGTTAAACTTATTATTCACAGTATTATTTGTTGTGATATTGGTAACATTATTTGTGCTTGTCTTCTCATTTAACTTCAAGATATCTTTACTCTGCTGTTCTAACATGGTTTTTAATTCAACATTTTGTTTTGTTTGTTCCTTTATAATTTCTGCAAGCGTGTTAGTCATCATAGCAGACGTTCTTCCATCCTCACTATTTTTATTTTTAAGTAACTCGTTTGAAATATCGACCAATAGAGAGCCTTGATTATTACCCTTACTAATACCAATATCAGTATCAGTATCAGTAGGGTTAACCGCCACATCGGACACACTGATACCATCCGACGCATCTTGTTCAGATATTTCCAATATAACATCTTCTTGGTTGTCATTTGGCGAAAGTATATAGTCATTGCATTTTTTACGATGCTTACAAAGAGATGACAAATGCTTATAAACTTTACCACAAACACATGAGTTTATTGAACTACTTTTTGTAAACATAAAATGTGTGTTTTTTTTCGTTTCAGTAACGCTACCTGTATTATGTTGTAAACCAGTCTTCATCACAACAGAATTAACCGGCTTAACATCAGAAACTTCAGAAAACATTGATGATCTGGATGTGTGGTTTATCTTCATTATACCAAGCTGTTCAACACGTTCTACATTCTTTTTGTGTTTCAATGTAAGCATGTGTTTTTGCATATCATTCTTTCGTGCGCATTTATACTTACACCACGTACACGAAAACCCAAAAAATGAATAATCTTGATCTGCCATACTTTCTTTTGAAATATATTAAATGTGATTGTTATACAAACAGTTATTATATACGCACATATTCTTTCTATACCATTACACATACTATTTCTAATTACATGGGTTGTATATGTTTACATGTTGACCATTCGGATCACATCATTAATGGTATTAAAATATGTTGATATATACAAACTTTTGTTTCTCAGTGGTGCGAGTTTTGTTAGCCAAAACTCGCAAAACTCGCAATGCTGTAAAATCATTATATTTTACTCAAATTAATACATCATTCGTGATCTCCATGCTCAAAACTTGTTCACAACAATATTTATTTGCGAGTTTTGTTAGCCATCCATTAGCCATCCATTAGCCATCCATTAGCCATCTGATCGAACCGAAAATTTCTTGAACTTGACAAAATCCGTCAAAAATTTTATTATGGTAACAAAATGTTTCACCGATGAAATGTTTGTTACCATAATATTTTTTTTTTTTAGTTTTCAAAAGTTTTGTATAATTGATTTTGGACATTTTTTTGGACATTAAAAATGTCCAATTTTCAATATACAATATTTTCATAGGCCAAAATTCACACACACTCTTTAAGTTCAAAATACATATATATTAATTTATTGGCTTAAAGAACCAACCTAACACGAATGAACGTATTTTTTTTGTAATATCATTATATACAAGAATATACGATGTCTATGGTTGATAAGCCCACTATCAGGGTTCTTGTTAATGTAACAGGATTGCCCAATGCATACAAAGAAACACATAGTGATAACACTGTCACCTATAACGGCCTGTTTTATGATGTATACCAAAAAATCAAACAAACTCTTGGAGATAAATATACGTTCGTCGAAACTTACGATGAAGAGTTTAGTGTTACCCAATCTCTTAACGATATTCGTGACGGAAAATATGATTTAGGTATACACAATTTTTCAACTACCGCAAAACGTTTGACAGACGTCGACTTCACCAAAAGTATTATCATGGAGAGAGATGTCATTGTATACAAACCCAAAGCAGGCGTTAACGCACGAACAGTATTAAACTTATTGACAGAAGTGTTGTTTATACCAGTAGGAATTGTTCTCGCGGCGGGTGTTATCATCGGGTGGCTTGTTCACAAGTTTCAAAAAGGTAGAAACACTAGTATGGCAAAAAATCTCAGACTAAAAAGATCCATTATTGCAACATTAGCTGTATTTCTTACAGAAGCAGGAATGATCGCAGAAGAAAGCCCACTTGGGCTCATGTCTATATTCTTCACGGTAATCATCATGATTGTAGCATTAGCATTCAATACATATCTTACTGCAAATGTAACAAACCGGGTTATTGAAATAAATGCAAGCACAAAATATACGCTCGAAACAATACCAGCCATGCACATATTAGCATTAAAAGGACAATCCATTGGAGACAAATTTCGACGATACGGAACAAAAGTTACTGAAATGCCAACCACGGTTAAAAAAATGATTGCAAAATATCTAGAAAACACCAACAAATATGATGGCGTTGCACTTGAAACATCTGTTGCAATTGTTGCTGCTAAAAAATACGATCTACAAATGACTTCATCCAACTTTGGCTTTGGAGATGCGGTCTTTGCGATCAACAAAAACAAACATGGTCTCCTAGAAGATGTAAACAGAGAGATACAAAAAATGCAAGACACCATGGAAACTGAAAGAATATGCAAAAAATACATCGACGATGATTACTCTTATCTTTGTGTCCTGTAAACACACTTACACAATACAATAATATATAATGTATTGTGTAACACATAGTAAGATCAACATCCAGTTGATCCAAATCCACACGACCCTCTATGTGTTGTATCGCCAAGATCTTCCTCTTTATATACAAGTCGTGCCACGATTGGAACCATTCCTGGAGCTACAATCTGCACCAATCTATCCCCATCACTAACCATATAGTCCCGATAGAAACAGTCAAAAGCACACATCAACTCTCCTCGATACCCACTGTCGATTACACCGACGCTATTAGAAAGACGCAACGAGGTCTTAGAAATACTTGAACGAGGATACAACAAAAAACCAGTTGGCTTTCTAGAACCATCTGGAAACACCAGATCTGCACGACACTTCACATTTAACTGATGACGCTTAGGCTTACCTACTTCAAAACGATCAATCACAGGACTAAAAAGATCAAATCCTGCATCTGGATACAGACTTCCACTCACTTTCGCATTATGTGAACGAACTGAACCCCTGTACCTATCTACAAGTTTTTCAGAACCATCAATAACAAACAAAGCTAGATCCATATAACAATCTTTTAACGGCCTAACATGTTCTTCGGAAAAAGATGACATTTTCTCTAATGCAATCAATATACACGTACATCTAAATCATATTGAATACATATACACAAAGAGAAAAGTTCGGACAACAGAAATAAAAGATACATACAATATAAATGACCAACACCAAGATTGATAATCTTGTCGCAGGAAAAAGATATTTTGTTGATGTTTGGTGGAACCTATACAACACAGTACGTGATTGCGAACCGTACCAGTTCGTAGGAGAATTTCAGGAAATAAATTACATACCAACCAAAAGAGAGACAAACGATCATGGTCTTGTTATAGTTACTGCGCCAGCCAGAACAGAAGTTATATTTAGTCTTCTTGATCACTATGGAATTAGACAAAATAAAGATATTCGGGTCAGTTCCATGAACCACTTCTATTCTAGTTATCGACCAAAAAGTATAGAATTATGCCATAGATGTGCCATCATGAAATTACGACTACCTCTAGATATAAGACGGTATATGCGAACATTTATGGAAAAAGGACAAAGAAACCTGAGAAAAATATTACAAATTGAAAAAAGAAACGGGCGGGATATGAAACCAACAAACAAACAACATGTTAAGCGAACTAAACACACGCAAAATAAACGAAAAATCCAGCCAGGAGAAAATCGACAAAAATCACCAAGAAAGTAAGGATACCCCACATATGTTGCAAGAAATTTACACAAAATCCGAAGTTTTACACTTGTTCCAAAAACTAAGTAATCGGATTGACGACCTAGAATATACAGTGTCTATTCTCAAGAAAAAAAACAAAGGAATGCAGGGTTATATACCAACGAAAAAAGAGATTTTGGTACAACTGAATGATTATGATAACGGAGCTACGCCTACTGTGGATTTTAATGACATGATTAAGCTAATACAAACAGATATTACTATCCCCTGCGATTTGTTAGAAGACAGAACATTGAAACTTGATGATCTGGTTATCTCTATGTTAGGGGCTTTACATAAATATTTAGCTACAGAACATAAAAAGGATGAAAACACGAACATTGCTATGCCAATTGTGAACTTTCAAGACTACCATAAAAATGTGATATTTGTCTACACGAATTGTACATCGGATATTAAGAACAACGCTGCCACGAGCGACCATAGCAAAAATACACTTCAATGGACGATACTTACAAACGAACATCTACAAAAAATAATCCAAACTGCGCATGTATCGTTAATCAAACAATGTAACCAATGGAGAGAAAAGTTTATTGAAAAGCCAATACTTAAGCATTCTTCGCAAAATAAGGAGATACTGTCCAACAAATACACTGCCATGATTGCCAGAATATGTCACACGTTGCCTCATACAAATTATTCCATGTTACAGAAAATAAAAAAGGCATGGTCGGATCTTGTGTCAGACGAAACTATCTTTAGATTAAATATCTAGATCTAGATATGTGATTAGTTAAGAGTACAAATAAAAAGTAACCCATGCACTTAAATATATGTAAAACATATAAATTGTTTTTAATAAAAAAAAATATTACCTAATATTATAATCATGGGTTCTGTCTACTACGGCGCAGCCAATCGATCTGATCAGCGAATAACTGATGCTTCGGCAAATATTACTATTGGTGATCACCCTACAGCGAGCACATACTCTATCAGAGTAACTACTGGCGAGAATGATAAGGTGTATGTTGATGTGTGTGGTGCTACCGCCACTTTCCTCCCATCTTTGGACGCGAACCTCCAGAAAACTGCAAATGCTCTTAAATTGCGCGCAGATACTTACACTAATACCGGAACTTTCATTACCTCTTACGTTACCCCTGCTCTCTACGTGGAAGATATTTCTACTGTGGTAGGAACCCTTGTGGCTACCCAAACTAACGAGGGTAGAAAGCTTGCTGGTGCGGAAAATCTTCCTATGTATTTCCGTACTATTTGCGGTGATATGAACCGTAGTACCGGAGGTTCAAACCGTTCCTTCCGTATGACTTTGAAGGATGATGGCAAGATTGCTAATGGTATGAAAGTAAATATCATGGCCAAGGTTGACGTTTCTACTGCCAACGTTATTAACAGCGCATGTGATATTTCTTTCAGTGCTTTGGCTGGGAATACTAGGGGTTACCCCCAAGTCCTTGTGAACGGTGGACCTTTGGGTGCTGACGCAGCCATCCCTGCTTTCTCTGCCGTCATGACCAAGAACCCTACCACCGCTACCAGCGGTGACGTGAAGGTCGTCGCTGCTGTTCCCATGTTCAAGAACGGTGGTGCTGGTATTGATCTTTCCAATGCCACCTTCCGTATCAAAGAGGATGGCGGTAGCGGAACCGAGACTTTCTATACTGTCACTATCCCCGCTGCTGAGGTGGCCGGCACTCAATTGCCCAATGCTGATGGTCTTTACGAGTATGCTCTTGGAACCATCGCCAGCGCCACCGGCAAGAGCTACAGAGTGATGAACACCTCGGTGAGAGATAAGTTCTTGGTGTATGGATACGCCATGCAAAACAGCACCAATGGTTTGATTAACATTGATAACATAGCCTCCAAGATCTCTGAATCCACTATCAAGGTGGATGCCGATTCCTTTGGACAAGACGCCACTTTCAAAACTGGAACCAAGGCTATTGTTACCTTCACCGCACCTACTTCTGCCGAAGGTGCTTCGTCTATCAAGAAGTACGAGGCTCGTTGGGCTACCAAAGCTCAGGCTGCTACCTTGGGTGATGTGTCTATGACGTTCTCCACTTTTGAAACTAACTTCCCCAACCAGGTTGGCGTGAATACCGATATCTGTGCCACAACTAATGCTTTACTCCCTCAAATCACATTGACTGGTTTAACTAATTCTATCATCAACGACGATGGTACTGCTGACGATAACACTCGTTATGGTGTGTTTGTGCGTGCTTACACTAAAGACGATGCTGGAAACTACGTTGCCGGTGCTGATGCTTTTGACCTCAGTGCAGGTAATCGAGGCACTGGATCTTATAGAGGAACTGGTCCCAACAAATTAATCGCCGCTAATAGCACCATGAAGACAGATGCCTCCATGAGTTTCTACGTGTCCGGTGTCCCCGATGCTCCTACCCATGTGTCCATCAAAACTGGTATTGATACTATCCTTTCAAGCACTTCCAATAACAAGACCCAAGAGGATCAGAGTATGAACAACAGCTTTCTCCTTAACTACAACGACTACAACGTTAACATGCGTGGTAGCCACTACGATAACGTTAGGTATATGGTCGTCCAGTCAAAAGATGTCCCATACGCTACTGATGTGCCCGATGCAAGTTACACCAATATCTCCCCTACTGCTGCATGGAATGGTAACGACGTCGCTGTCGAAGGTGCTCCTATCACGATTGCTGCAGGTGCAGTGAACAGATTGTATAACACTGCAACCAAGGCATGGTATGCCGCTGCTAACGATCTCTCCAACGGTGAGAGCTTCTCTGTTCAGTATCTCTTTGATAACTCCAACGGAGCGGGTTTCCGTACTGCGTGGTTGCCCTTCGTGCCTTCTGCTCATCCCGATGCCAGTGCTGGTCTTTGGAATCTTGATCCTTCTAGTGTCACTCACGGTGGGGTCACCGGCGCTGGTTGGGGCTATGGTTCCTTGGCCGCTGGGTCCGCCGCAGCCGGTCTGGCATCCACCGTCGATCTCTGTAATGTCGTTACTCTGTCCGCAGCCGACCAATTAAAGCGTTACAACGTGGTTCGCAATGCCGGTTCCATTGATTTCGGGTTCAGTCTTCTTAACAAGACTGGCAAGGATGCCAAGGCTGCTGGAACTGCCTACAAATCTCCTGAGGTTACTGATGGTGGTTCCGAGGTCAATTCTATCCGTTACTATGTTTACAAATCCGCTCCCGGAGCTACCAAGAATGGAGCTGCCATTGTTGATAGGACCCCCGAGCGTATCTTCGGCCAAACTCAGAGAGATGTTAGTCAGACCTCCATGTTGGCCAGCGTCGCCCCACTTGGAGCCGCCTATGCTCAATCTTCCCCCGCTACCAAAGACACCAACCGTCTTTCTGTTTCTCAGGGTTACGATGCTTCTGGTAACTTGGTTAACTTGAAGCTTGGTCAGCGTTACGATATCTGCTTCGGTCTTGTCAACGCCAACGGTTTCAACGATTTAAGTTTGTCTACCCTTCGTTATTTCGCTCCTATGGGCGAAATCTCCGCTGTCAAGAACTTGCGTGTTGGCCATTACCCTCCTGTCATGGCGACTAACAAGCTAGGCGCCACTGCATCCCTCACCCAGGCTTGTTTTGATATCTCTTGGACTGATCTTTCTGGTGCTGCTGAACATGGTGGTCACTTGATCAACCGTTATACATACGGTGCTACCCAATACCAAGGTAGTGTGTCGGGAGATGTACCCATTTTCGCCAACTTCAATCTGAATGCGGCCGCAAACGCTTCTTTCCAGACCACTAACGCTACACTTAATGGGGTCAGAGGTGCGGATCTTACCGCCAACGCCAAGGTTCCTCTTGCTGGTTACCCAATCAAGGTGAGTGTTACAGCTGTCTCGGTTGCCACTTCTACTCCTGCTAACAATAGTCTCCTATATGATAACTACTTCTACAATGAAGGTGGTTTGACCAAGACTGGAGCCACAGCAACTATTACCATCCCCGGTCCCAAGTTGGCAGCCGACAGCACCGATGACGAGGTTAAAGGACTGGTTGTTACCCCCGGAGATGGAAAGCTGACCGTGTCTTTCTACAAGCCCCAAAACGATGCTCTCAGGAACTTATACCAGGGTGCTCCCAGCGTCAACGCCTACTACATCTACCAATACGATATGTCTCTGAACACTCTTGGAAGCACATCCGAGCGTGCTGTGGCTCGCACGGTGACTGTCATCAACGACGCTACTGAAATTGGTGCTGATGCAATTTCAAAAGATCTTACTGGTATCAACGGTAAGTGCTATGTTATCGCTGTGCATACCCAATGGAGATATGGTCTTGCCAACGATCAACTTCAGACTAGCCAGGGTGTCTACCATAGCAACACTGCTAGTTCTACTGCTGTTATCGACCCATCATTGGTCAGTGGTTTATGGGTACTACCTGCAGGAGCACGCCAACTCGCCGGCGGTCTCCGCCAACTTGATTGCGCTGTCCCCCGTGGCCCTCCTACTATCTATGCTGATAACACCAGCATGCGTTTCGATGATAACGGTTCCGCAATCACCGTCGGTGCTATGGTCCAAGTCGCTCCTCAGAATGGCAGTGCAAATACTAGTGCCTTCTACCTCGATATGTGTTCGGCTAACATTATGGGGGGCTCCACTACTGTCACTCAGCAAACATACAATGGACAAGCTATCGCCAGAAACACTTACGATATCTGTGCCACCACTGTCCTTGGAACCAACTGGGCCACTGAGAAGAACTTCGTTGTTGTCCAGAACGCCGCCGGTTCTGCTTACGTGAAGCGCAACATCGCATAAGAACATTTCCTGTTTTGAATGCGAATAAACGAAACAAAACAAATAATAAACGATTAAAATAATACCATAATATTTATGCATTGAATGCATAATTATTATGTAAATATGACTACATGTAGTCGGGGTAATTAATTTTTATTTATTCCTCAACCAACTTGGAACAAACGGCTCAGGCTCCGGTTGAATAATATTTTCAACTTCGTCTGGTTCATACATAACATGTACCTCTTCTTTCTTTTGATCCTTGTCTTTATATTCTTCGGAGTTTGATTTTGATATGATGATATTGTTTTCCATACCACGCATATCCTCTTCTTTTTTGAGATAATCCTTAGGTAAGCTGGGGTCGAATGTAAAACTTCCTTTGGCTTCGTCTAGTATTGGCATTCTCTCCATTGTATAATTTTTGTTCTTGGGGTGATTTGTAAACTTAATGGGTTCACGAATCTCAGGAGGCTGCAGCCTGGTTTTCGTAAGAGAACCGGCATTGACTATATTTGAATATTTGTTTCGTGAGTTTACTACGTTTCTGTAACGTTCGCTGTGAGTGGGAGTATTTACAGATCGCATGACCACTTTATTTTTGTTGTTTGCCTTACGTTCGCTGGTAGTCTCGTTATATGTTACACTTTTGCGTGGTTGATAGTTCATAGTTAGACTAGTTGGACGTGATCTTGCGTTTTGTGTGTAAAAATGTGTACTAATTCTACTGTCGTAGGATTGTTCGGAAAAATTAGTGGCGTATGACTCGTCAGACCTTACGCTGACAGGACTAGTTGATCGAGAGGTAGCCCTAGAGGTAGCCCTCGAGGTAGCCCTAGAGGTAGTTCTGCTGTATCCAGGTAGTCCTAAATCAATCATTCTATTATATGTATATATTTGTACGCTCTCGATATCACGCAAATTTATAGAGATTTCAATAGACTTTTCCCCGTTGTAAAGAAAAAGAAAGCCAGAAGTCCTCCTACAATCGCACCCATGACAACCTGATCTATGTAATGTTTTCTTGACACTATACGTTGTATGCATGTGATTATGGTAAGTAATAAATAGACAAGTGTTATTATTGTATCTTTGTATGCTAGCCAAATGTACACAAGACTGAAGAATGCGGTTTGTGCATGTCCTGATGGCATTCCATAACGATGTGCATCGGTTGCACTTTCTACGAAGGAAGGTGGATGTTTTAAGTCATTCGGATTTTTAGATTTATCAATGGTTGCACTAAGAACACTCGTGCTTTTCTCTCTATCTGGCCGCCGTTGTTTAATAATAAGTTTTATGACAGGGTTAATGAGCGTGCTTAGCACAATTCCTATAATATACGCATGTGTAGTAACAACTTTGGATTTAAGAATAATGAGTGAAAGGATAAGCATAATCAATGGGCCATATCTTCCCAATGTATACAATATAGATCCACGGTTAAACATATTGTTTCTTGTACAGTATACATATTTTAATTTATAATTTACTGCAGCTTGCGATGTAGGTAGGTAGTAATGATCAATCTAGGTAGTGATTTGTATCTACATTGATCACGAAATCTATAATTTAGATAGTCGCATGTTGGCATCAAGTGTTTGACTATATCCTCTTGCATGTGAATAATGTTCTATAAAAGTACACATATAATTAAACATATTTAGAGTTCCTGGTATAGAAGTTGAATACGCATATCTGGCGGTGACCATTGGAACAGAGACATTGAAAACGTGTTGTCCTTCGATGGTTTTCTTGTGCGAAACATCAATAATATCGTAGTCTGTGCATGTTTTTCGGTAAACAGCATGATGTTTCGATCGTTTTAATATTTCCCAATTTTCATCTGCAAGAAGTGCATCTATGTCAAGAAGCGGATCCTCGGTTGTTTCGTTGATATCACGTTTATGAATAAAATCAAGCCTAGGTGTTTTGAACATGTTATATATAATTCACAAGTGTATTATGGGCTCCCGAACTATATTGTATGTGATAACTGCTCTATATCATTTCTATAATTTGTCTTTGTATCTTACAATTAATTCCATGAAATATTATCGTAATATTTTGCATGTTCTCTGTCTCTTTGGGTCTGTTGTTTCATGGTTCCGATACGTCCAAAGAAGAACCTAATTAGATTTGCAGCAGGAGAGACCTTTGCTGTGAAAACAACCCAGTGCACTTCAATAAGGGTAAAGATTGCAAATACAAACAATAGTGTTTTGAAGTGTTTATCTATGCAAAATGTATCGTTGAATGGATTAAACACATATAACATTAACAAACAAATAACTATAATCGTTAGCTCATTTGATATGTCTTTTATGTGAACAAATCTCTTAAATGTATTGGTTTCTGTCTTGTTTCTTCTCTCTTCTGTGTAACAGAATATGGCAGAACATACAAATATTACTTTGACAATTACAGCTATAGATAGAGCAATATGATACCAGCTGTCCGTCTTTATTTCTGATCCGAGTTCCTTAATTATTTTCATTACAAGTATTACACGTAATTTGCGGTATATAGTAACAACATAAATTATTTATAGTAACATACTTAAAGAGGTGTATGTATAGTAACATAGCCTCCCATAGGCCTGTGAATGAGGTTGGTAGTCCTCTAGGGTTTCAAACACAAATACATCATACTATCCAATAAACGCAATAAATGTGTCTATATGGGAGGCTGTTTGCGATGGTATTGGATAAGTAGATGTATCTACGGGGTGGGTGATGTCGGGTGTTTCCTTTATAAGGTGACATGGCCGAGTAGGTTAGATGCCTACGGTCATCGTGTTTGTGTGTAATTAAAATAATCATATTTGTTTTCTAACCATTCTCTTTTCTTCTCACCGGATTTAGCTCAGTTGGCAGAGCAATTGACTGTAGTGGTTTCACACGTTATCGTGTGCGATGTAGTTATCGATAGGTCACCTGTTCGAACCAGGTAATCCGGAAATAGCACTGTAATAAAGCATGTGAGTCGTGTTATATGTGTGCAAAGATCTGAATACATCTTTAAACTGTTCAATGCACCGATGTCCGAGTGGTCTAAGGAGCCAGACTTAAGACCTGGTGCTAACAGCGCGTGGGTTCGAACCCCACTCGGTGCAGACCTCTTGTATATGGGTTAAATATACTATTTGCTCCTATAGTGTAGTGGTTATCACTGGTGACTTTGAATCCCCAAACTCCGGTTCGAATCCGGATAGGAGCTACAGACATTGTGTATGGGGATTGGGTGCACAGTGTCGGTGTTTTACGGCCATCCCTGACCGCCAATCGTGTGTATGATATTGTTGGGATAGTCATATACATATTTGGTGGAAACGATTTTTTTTAATATAGGATCCCTATCTTCTAGTAAGGAGTTATACATAGGCTGAAGAGTGTATAATGAATTATGTAGAAGAGACAGCACCGAACGTTTTTTTAAAGAATGCCCTTCGCTGACTCGTGTGTTTTTGAAATGCTGTAAGAGGGGTAACAAAGAAACACGTGGGAAGACATATACATGTTTAGTTTTATAAACCTCCCCTGTATGTTATTGTAAATATTGAGGTGCGCACCTCTAAACCCGGTTAGCTCAGTCGGTAGAGCGCACGCCTTTTAAGCATGTGGTCGTCGGTTCAATCCCGACATCGGGTGAAGGGCAGTAAGGGACGCCCTTCCAAAGTCCCCCAAAATGGGAAATGGAGAAACAGTTGCATGCCGATTATTTTAAATAACGGAAGCGAGAGTGTTTCACAGTCTTAAGCGAGGAATAGGGGGCTTAAGATATACCTTGGCATGTATTAAAACTGTTTTGTTCTTATAGCTCAGTTGGTTAGAGCATCGGTCTTATGAGCCGAAGGTCTGCGGTTCGAGCCCGCATCTGAACACTAGACCCGAATATGTCTTTAAACTGCTCAACTGGGGGGCGGCAATATCACATAAATCTACTTAACCCGAATACTCTATTACTATTCGGTCGGGGCTGTCTATGTTAAAGAGTGGGTGGCGACTTTAACCAAAGCCTTCTTAGCTCATCTGGTTAGAGCATACGCTTAGTAAGCGTAAGGTGGTGGGTTCGATCCCCACAGAAGGCTTATATATGTGTTATTTGTAAAATGTAAGTTGTAATTAATCAATTATTTAAATATATATTTAAAGATATTTGGAATAGTGTATTAGGATGCGTGGGGCATTCCTGCTTTCGTAGCTCAGTTGGTTAGAGCATCCGACTGTTAATCGGAAGGTCAAAGGTTCGATCCCTTTTGAAAGCGTGATATCTTATTTAAGATATGTCTATAGTTAATTGCTCTAGACATATTTATACGATTTTTAATTATTTACTATTTACCTTCTTCGGTGTCCTTTTCCACTAGTCTTCTTGTGACTCTTATTTCTACGAGTTCTGTTCTTTCTGCATATCTTTTTTCCTCGGCGTTTGGTAACCTTGCATCCACGAATACGACGGCATGAACGAGCTTTCTTTCCACGGCACAATGACTTTCCCATCTTATATTGTACCGTTGGAAAATAAATTGAACGCTCGAAACCAGAAGTAACTGAAGGTAAACTTATAACGTATTGAATCTAAAATCACTAAATTATTCCAAGAATGAGCCATGATGCCTTTTGTGCAGATGTATTATCCAATGATACTCTTAATTCCTCTACTACTAACCCTACTGATTGTGTTGACAACCATGACATTAACAACGAACTTACTGGGGAACTATTTCGCCGCAACACCGATCATGATGAAAGAACCAACGATGGATTACTTTCAACCGCAAGCCAACAACACACAAGTAGTGACAATGTCGTACAAATTAAACCCGAACCAGCAGATGCCGGTATGGACGAAGACCAACTTAACAGAGACGATCATATTGAACATTCAGGTTCACCCGAAAAAAAGGGTAACATTGATGTAAACGAACCCAAGCAAAACTCTCATTATTACCGCAACCGTGAAAAAATCTTGGCCTTGGCTAAGATTAGATACCGTGATAACAGGGAAAAGCTATTGGCTTATTCTAAACAATACCAAAGCGAAAGAAAAGATCGTGTAAAAGAACGAAACGACGACTACTATGTTAAAAATAGAGAAAGACTTCTTAGAGACCGTTCTGAGAAGATAACATGTCGTGATTGTGGGAAAACAATTACAAAAGGTTCTCTATCTGGTCATCTAAAGACCAAATATCACTTGAAACGATTGGAACAATCCATAACTATAAATGAAAACACACGTGAAATCTCAGAACAGGTTGCAAATACTGCAATCGAAACAGTTTAAGGAAACTAAAAAAATAAAAAATAAAAAATATGTAGGGGCCATTCCCTACATATTTTTCTTTGCTATATATAATACTACGCAATTTTTATTTTAAGCATCGGGGGGTCGCCACAATAAATTGAAAGAAAAATAACATATACCCTATAAGTATCAAACATATATTCAAAGCATATATTTGTCTTTAACAAGTAATCATGGTTAAAAATGCTGGTGGTTGTAGAACCAAAGGACTCGCACGCAAAAACTTTGTCGGAAAGTCTACAAACAGTGCGTTACGTGTAATTCAAGAAGAAGGAGAATGTTATGGCCAGGTTGAGAAGATCCTAGGTGGCCCACACATGCATGTTGCGTGTATGGATGGAAAAATTAGACTTTGCACTATTCGTGGAAAGTTTAGAGGAAGAGGAAAAAGAGATAACCGCATAGCACCGGGGACGTGGATCATGATCGGACTGCGTGACTATGAAACTGTTAAAGAAACAACGGGCACTAGCACTAAGGTTAAGCTGGAAAATTGCGATCTACTAGAAGTATACAAAGATTCAGATAAAGATAGATTAAGAAATACCGCTAGAAGTGTAGATTGGACGAGTTTTATAGCCAGAGACCTAGAAAGATCACAATTTGGAAAAGAAGATGTTGTCGGCGATACTCTTAGTTTTGTTACAGAAGAAGAAATGGAAATTGATAAACTTGTTGCTGCATCAAAGGATCTAGTCAAGGAAGATGAAACACCTAGCAACAAAATTATCGGTTCTTCATACATTGTTTCAGATGGTGATGTGTCAGATGGTGATGTTGATGTTGATGACATTTAACAACATAACAACATAACAACATAACAACATAACAACATAAAAAATAAAAATGCGATATGGGGGCATTTTTATTTTTTGTCTATCGGATCGATTTACACTTATATAAACAGTATAAAGATGTTAGCTGTTATATAGTAGTTAATACTATAGTAATACATTATCAAACCGCATTACATAAGCGGTTTATAAACATTCAGTCCAATGTCTAGTCATTCTAATCAGGTATATCGTCCGCCTCATTCCAGAAACCCTTCGTGGACATCATCCATCGATAAGAAAACAAATAGGAGTAGCAATAAACATACTTTAACTAGAGACAATGTTGACATGACGAACACTGACGCATTTCCAGATTTTTTAAATAATTCAAAACAAACCCAACAGCCGGTTCAAGAGATTCCTTCTTTTTTAAAAACAATTGAAAAGACGGAAACAAACACAGACGACGAAGATTCTACATCTGCGAATAATAGTTCCAGTTCATTGCTTAAAAAGGGATGGGTTGAAATTACAAAAGACAATTATCGACAGTGGAAAACAAGAGAACAAAGAAGAGAGGATAAAGTATTGCGCACCACAAAAGATCCGTTTATCTACAACATGATATGTAAAGACAGGTATATTCATTCGTTAAATGATAAGCAATACGCAATACTAGCCAATAAAACGATGAACAGTGTAGTAGATATTTATCGAAGACGCGCATATGAGTTTATTGATATGCATGGATACGAATATTATGATCATATTTACGGATATACACCAGTTTACGGTAAAAGAGTTATAAGAAGGCACAAATCTAGCTCAACTGGAGACACTGATATTCCATCTTTACTTGAATCTTATAATGAATATTATACAGATGATGAAATCAATAATGATGACGAACATAATGAAGATGAATATTTTGACGAATATTAGGTAAACACATTTAGATAAGAAATGTTTAATATTAGTTTAATTTTATAAGATATTATAGACATAATGTGTATACTATCTTACGTATTACAATATGGATGCTGATAACATTTTCGATGACACAAACTTAGATATGATAAGTGAGAATGAAAATGATATTGGCGATTTGGATATGAAATGGTTAGATGACATTGAACATCATAACCGTGAATATGGAAAGTTTTATAAAGATGACGTCTTCAATATCAAGGTTGTGTTTATCTATACTGACGTAAACAAAAATATTGAATATGTGTCAAGTAAAGACGTTGATCTAGAAAATAAAAATATTTTTACGCAAAATGAACTTGTAAATGTTATTCATAATATTAATAACGTCAACAAAAAAAGATATAGACTACTAAAATGCTATCTATATAATCTTGATATAGAACCAGATGAATTACAAAACTTTATACGTAACACAAATACACAGAACACTAATTCACAAGACACGCCATTTTTTCACATGGTTGACGTGGCGAGAAACATTATTATTCAACCTACTATTTCACAGTTTCAAAACATGAATACTATATATTTAATTATGGGGGAACGCAATGTTATAGATGGAAAACGTCACGGAAATACATCACATACGAATGAAGGAAAAACAAGAAAAATAAAACGGGTTATGTTTCATCCAGATGTAAAACAAACCAGAAAAAGAACATATACATCTGTTACGAATTAATAAACAATACACCAGATTTATGCATACCTTACATTAAACGCAAACATACATGAATAGTCTTGGCCTCCTAGATCGACTAATTCACCATACTTATTTAACACACGTAAATGTACTCTATCGATTGTCACAGGCCCGAAATAATCTCTTCGGGGTTCAAAATCCGACATATACATTCTAAGACCTAATTTGTCAGCAGTTGACATTGGAATACGTGCAAACAATGTATTACCAAGATAACTTTGTTGTGTTGCAGACACTATACTGTCTGCCACATAATTATTATTAAAATCGTTTACATCAATGAAGATATAATCTTGTAATTTATCGTTGTACAAAGCATCACTTACTAACGCAGCCTTATAGTTGTATAATGTCCCATTTACACTTGTGATATCAGTATATACGTCTCCGCCTGATACATCATAAGAAGCCTTTCTGAAACCAAGTGTCCAACCTAATCCGTCTTGATATATCTCTTGAGAAGTTCCAGCAGTTGGGCTGGTGTCACATGAAACTAAATCTGCCTTCGCTGTATAAGTTGGGAATGACAATGTATATTTGAAGTTTGGGGAATAGGTTGCAGCACTTGGATCGGACAGAGGATAAAACGATGCACCTCCATCTTTTGGCATTTTTGCTCTTATTATACTTCGACGGGTCACATTATCAATATCAAATACCAAATATTGCATACCTTTTGTGCTATTACTCATAATATTATTAACTGACGAGATAATGGTGTCTCTAGAATAATCGCCCGGAGGAACAGTAATTGTGTCAGTTGCATTTTGAACACCGGATATGTCAGTTGTAGAAATAAACATCTGGTTTCGATTATCTACATTAGTTATGTTGTATACAGTATTAGGAAGATCAATAGATATCATGCTCATAGACACAACATTATCCAACTTCTTTGGAAAAAAAACAGTAAACGAGTTTGAGTTCTCGGTTGTCTTCTTAAAAACACTATCTACGCACACTTCTTTTTTATACGTTCTCCTAACAAATGGATTTATAGTTCCATCGCCACCAGGAGTACTGTCTAATGGAGAGTCTACGACCTCTTTGTGATTGTTTACTACAAGGGTGGAAGGATAATAGTTCTCTAATTTCTTACTAGATGAAAGAATTGATTTCTCTTCTATGGCATCGCCGTCTGTATTATCATCGTCATCCTCGTCGTTTATATCTTCCGTCATTTTACCACGATACGCTAGGTCATTAAATATCTCTGCCTGGGCATCTCGAAGAAACGTAGTCATTAATGGATTACGTCTACTTGTTTCAAAAAACTCCGTCATTCTTTGATTGATAACATATAGACTGTCTCTATTACGAATTCCAAATATATCATACAGCTCTCCAACACTATAATTATTCACGTTATAATCAAACTCACCAAATGATTCGTCTTGTTTTCTACTTATCGACATTTCAACTTGATATAGATAACTATATTATAGCAAGGAGATACTTTATATTATTAATTATTTGTATCAATTAAAAATACATATAATTTATATTTATTTGTTTGGTTGTTTGTCCGACTATTTATTTTTATCATTCTCAGAAAACATACCGACAAAGATCGTGCGAATATCATGAAGAATGTGAACATCGGGCGGCTTTCTCTTATCTGTAAGAAGTTTCTTAGACATCTTTGTTAATCCTGCACCACGTTTCATGTGTGTTTTACCGGCGAATACCAGTTTTTCTATTGTATCCACCAAATCTTTGTTATGTCTGATAAGAACATCTCTATCTAATCTATATTTTCCACTATAGACATACCTATTGTAATTTTTGTTCTCGTAAACAACCTTAGGGTCGCTAAAGTTTGGATATATGCGGATCGCACCTATACCTTCTATTTTATTAGTATCGTTGTTCATTTCAATCACATAGGCACTTGACATCATATTTATACTTGGGGCCACCTGAAGTGGGCAGCCATAAATACAACCAGTGATATTCATTTGTTCGCGATATAAAACGTTTTCATTCCATGTTTCAGTATTGAAACGTGACGTTAGTAGGTGTATATTGGCGTTTTCATTAAATGAACTCTTACCCCTAGTTCCTTCGTTTGTTTCCATTTGTAATGTGTGGTATCTTTTATTGTTAACTCATCAGTAGAAAACAACTAGTAATCAATTTACCATCATGCATCTAGTTTTAAAACATCATATATACAGAACACATAGATACAAATGAAACTATTACCATCGTAAATGGGTTCATTTTATCTGGATAACCTAAATAATCTTCATTATAGTAATCTACTTCATCTACTTCATCTACTTCATCTACTTCATATATCGGATATGTATAATTCAATACGGGGGTATGAAACTGTGACTTAGTTATTTTTCTTGTGTTTTGATTATGGCAACTTAATTCAGATAGTGAGTGATGTTTTATTATAGACATTTGTATAAGAGGTTGGGTTGTTTGTATCTTTGTGTTATTGTAATCATTAGTATCTTCTTCTTTTTTCGTACGATCAATGAATAGATTTATACATGGCACGAATATTTTCTTAGCAATATAGAGAATGGGATGTTCTATAAGTGAATAGTTGTTATCAACGTTGTCGGGCTGTTCTCTAGTTCGTAGCATGGATCCTGGTCGGGAGATGTCGTAGGTATAAGGTTTCTGATAAACTTTGTTTCCATGAATCACTGGACAGGTAATCGACCTATAACGATTTGATACATGGGAGAACCCATAATCTATATCAATAAAATGACCCCACTCAATATCTTCAAACTGGTTATTTTTATATGTGGGTTGCTCAATATATGGGGTCATGTTCAAAATTATCTGAAAACCTTTGAGGCTTTACTATTATTATATGGTTAGAGAGAAACATTTGACATATAAACAAATCAATTTTATTTGCGTTAAACACTATGTTACCTAATGTTTACTATTGTAAAGTATCTGTAACATAATTATCCATATTTCGGTTTACATATGTCTATGAACAATAGATCTGTCCCACACACTAAAACTCGCCCAAAAAATAAAAAAAAAAATACATCAGAACACATGGAACAAAAAACAAGATCAAATACTTATACTTCCACAAATATTCCATTTTCAGAGAATAATCTTAACATTGACATTGACATTGAAACAGACCTTGACATTGAAACAGACCTTGATGAATATCTGAATAGTATATCCATAGAAGGAGTTATTCCCCCACAACATCAAAACACTACTTTAAAAGATCCACTAGAACATATAGAAAACCAACATAGAGAAAATAAGATTATCAGAACGAATACTAACAATACTAACAATACTAACAATACTAACAATACTAACAATACTAACAATACTAACAATACTAACAATCATTTGTCTGTTGGTTTACAAGAAACTGGTAACCCTAGAAGTTTTGCTATGAAAAAGAAAAAAGGAATTAAAAAAACAGACACGATGTGTGATGTAGATTTTGGAGATATCAATCATTTCAATGCTCGAATAACATCTGCTAGTTCAAGCGATAATGAACACCAAAGTGGAAACGAACTTAGTGATACAAACAGCGAAGACTCCTACATTCAGTATGATACAAATGAAAAAGAGTCCGATATAACATTTAAAAAAGTTAGTTACATCGAGGTAGAGAGAAAGATTGATAAATATTATAATACACTTAACCACCGATACTCATCAGCGCTTGACATATTAGCAAGCTACTTGAAAGGCCATAAGATTATATACATGGAGGCAAAATCATATACCGCAACAAGACTTTATATGCTCATGCTTCCTGCAATAGGTCTGTCTGCTATAGCAACTGTTCTAGCGGGAGTTACAGACATGCATGAGTATGGACCTATTACACTTTCTATATTAAACGCTATTATTGGCTTTCTACTGGGAATAGTTAACGTTTTAAAGCTTGATGCAGCCACCGAAGCCCATACTATATCCTGCCATCAATACGATAAATTACAAACGAGCATCGAATTTCTATCTGGATCAGTACTTTTGTTTCGAGATTTTGATGCGGGAGATGTTTCTAAACACAATATAGATGAACTCACCCACAGAAAAGATATTAATGCTGAAATGGCAGATAAGATGGCAAGCGTAGACAAAAAAATTATGGAAATTAAGGAGATGAACCGATTTATTATTCCCGAAGCTATTCGTCTACGATATCCAGTTATTTATAATACTAACATCTTCTCGATTATTAAACGCATTGAGGACCAAAGAAAACGATGCACAACAAACCTTAAAAATGTTAAAAATGAAATCAGATATATGCATACCTTTGCAAAAGTTACGCCTAACACATCTTCCAACGGTATTGAAGAAAAACTATCGAAATTATTTAAACAAAAAAAGAATACTACACGCGAAGTTCTTCTTCTCAAGTCAGCATTCTCTGTAATTGATCAAATGTTTCATCAAGAAATACGAAATGCGGAAATAAAGAAACGAAGATGGTTGCCGTTTTGGATATGGAAAGATAGGAAAAAAATCATCGATCCACATCAAATAAATAGGTTTGTTGAAGAACTTATGGATCCATTCCGATTTAGTAATCCAAATGTAGATGAACCCGAAGAAAAAGATATGCAACAACGATCTTACTTAGCAAAGTTTAATATACTTAGAACAAGTAGAATGAGTTCTTCCCCAAAAAAACAAATATACGAATAACGTGTCGACACAATTCAACTTATAGATACATTCGTATATATTTTATTACTCACATATTGTATACAGTATATGTCATTGCAAGCATTGAAACTTAAATCCAATACTATCCATAGTAATCAGAGCGAGAACGGGTTCTCTCTTTCAGGAGGGCATAGAACTACCTCTTACATAGGAAAGTCTATGCGAAACTCTCCTAATGGAACACGTTACAAAGGAATATATCCTGTGAATTTTAGTCAAACAACTGGAGTCATATCGAAATCTACTATGTGCAACCAGACAATAGAGCTACGTGGAAACGCCCCTTCTCATCAAAAATCTGTAGGAAATAACCGTTCTATGATTTATTCTAGAAACAAATGGATACATAGCGTATATCCAAACAACTGGTTTCAAAATGTAAAAGAAGTTAGCTACGACGAATACTTAAAACAACTCAGATTAAAAGAGGATTGTGAAAACGGGGGAAATATTCCTACTCAAGGAGGCGAAGAATGCTGCGAATGTGAAGAAGCATTCCCATTATCAGAGGTTGACATGGATTACAGACCCATAGAAAAGTTGAAAAAATGCAATGCGGGAGTTGTAAAATATAATGATCCCTTTTCTACGTCTTATGCTCTATACAACATACGTCTTCAGAAAAAGTGTATAGATGATGATAAGAAATCATCCTCATATTATAGAACAAATACAGGTGTCTTGAACACACGTCTTATCTCTTGTGGTGCTATTTCAAGTGAGCTACCCACTTGAACAGTTTAAAGTTTTTTGATCGACACATGCACCTTAATAGGTATATGCGTCGATCAAAAAACTTTATCCTATGTACAACTTATAGAGAACCAACATGAATGGAAGATTTACAATGACTTTTACTCAGCCAAATAGTAATAACAAGGTTGAAAATGTATATAGGAAAGGTGAGGCACAATACCACAACTACAGTCATGTAAAAAGATCCACAAAAATAGATACTAGTATTTCACAACCTTCTGAGAACATCCTTATTAATGAAGGAATACAATCAAGAACTAATACATATACGAAACCTTCTGCTGTTGATAATAACTACGTGAAAAATCAACGCAAAATATCAACAACCCCCCACCAACAAGCACCACGAAAAGTTGTTGGCCCTGGTTCAATGGCTCGATTTCTAATGTCTCAATCAACTGGCTCAGGATGTTCTGTATGTGGAGGGAACTAATATTATGGTTATATTTAAAACAAAAATAACAGGCATGCCTGCTATTTTTGTTTCGTTTTCGTTTTCGTTTTCGTTTTCGTATTTACTCATTCTACCAAATAATCTTTAGGAAATGACTCGTCTGGAGGATAATCTGGCGATGGGGGCCTATAGTTTTCGTCATAGTCTCCAGCTGGAATATATTGTGGAGAAGGCGATCCGTCCTCTTTTGGATCACTCTCGAATGAGATTGGACCAATTCTTTGCTGAGGATTGATATACACCCTCTCTTCCTTGTTGTTACGATATGGAAGAACTGCCCAAAAGTTGTTGGAGTTATATCCTCCATGACGAAGTTTATTTCGATGAGGGACTTGTTGTTCGACATCGTTGCGAAACCTTACCGAAAATGGTGTGTCGTATACGCATTCTAGGTGGACAAATGCCCGACACTTGGGTCTCAATGTCTTATTACACAAGTATCTTGAGATGTCGATACGCTTTACCTTACCTATTTTTGATCGATTTTCAAAGACATCTGTCATATACTCCACAGTAGTATCTGTATGAACATATGGGATGAAATACGACGTTGGCTTGTTGGTTATAAATACATTTATATGCTGACCAGTAACAACGGGGTTTATCTGGACTTGTTGGGTGCTTTGCATTGTCACCTTTGTAGGGTCCAGTTTTTTAATACTACAATACAATGTGTATTGAACCTGTTCAATTTATAGTTTTATCGTGTTATAATATAATATATACGTAAACAATTCTATTATATGCAAAAACAGAAAACAGATGAACAAGATATTGATTTAGTCAAGGCAACACACATTCCTCCAGTAGACGAACCAATCGCTGATAGAATACGGGGAGACTTTCTCAAACCACGCATGTTTGTTCCTCAACATATGGTTGCACAATGTAGACCTGCTTTGGTTCCTGTACACGCAGACGATCCAATCCTTGAAGGCTATCCAAACATCGAACTAAAAGGTGAACATGCTAGGTTTGTTGTTCCTCCTATTGACGACTTCTCAACTGACCGAGAAGACAGAGTTGTTTATCACTCTCAACTAGACAATGACTCTTCAGAGAACACAAGAGAGAAAAGAGAGAAGAGAGAAAACGCAGAAGAAACTGACACCAAGTCATCATCTGGACTGTTTGGTGATTATATCAGGAGTTTCTCTCTTAGACATAAAAACAAAAACATGACAGACGATGAAGCATTAAATGTCACTTATCCTCTTTATCATATTGATTCTAGATACGCAGACAAATCAACCTACGGAGGAAGAAGACGTTCTTCTAGAAAAATAACTAGTAAACACGGTAAAAAGAGACATGAAAAAAAACGCATTAAACATTCTAGAAAGTATCGCAAATTAGCAACATGAAATTTATGTATCTCGTATATATATACCTAGATACATAACACACTATTTTTAATAGACAACAATATGGCAACATTTAAACAGTTTGGAGGATTAGACTATTATGAAAAAAATAATATTGTTACCGCACATAACACACATACAACAACACATAGCGTATCCGGGCATTCAGGCGAAACAAATACACGATCTGTTCACAAAAGCCATGTGGATTTATCGGGAAACTCGTTATTACGTGTTGACAGTATATACTTTATTGACGGAACTATTCAACGTTCTTCTGGAGGAGGATCTGGCGGCGGTGCAGGACCGGTTGGACCCCCTGGCCCGCCAGGAAAAGATGGATCAAGCAATGCGGCTCTACTAAGTGACAAAAACCACAATACATTCGCTGGAACAAATACATTACTCGTTAGAGATGATGATCTTGCAAAATATAATTCTGCATACGGTGAAAGAACATTGATGAAAAATACAAAAGGATATGCAAACTCTGGGTTTGGGTTTGAAAGCATGGTTAACAACCTGACAGGGTCATTCAATACTGCTGTAGGCACACAATCACTTGCTTTCAATATAGCAGGAACACGAAACACCGCAATAGGTGCTGCTGCGGACGTTGGCGAACCAGGCATACATAATTGCACGATGATAGGTGCAGGGGCGAGAGCATATGCATCTAATGTTATACAGCTAGGTAATAGTGAAATAGAACAAGTTGTCACGAGCGGGATTATCACCGGTAAGGCAAAAAACTTTACAATTCCGCACCCTCTTAGCAGTCTAAACAAATCACACGTGCTTAAACATGCTAGTGTCGAGGCTCCTCGTTTAGACCTCATATACCGTGACACTGTACAACTTACCAACGGAGAGATATCAATCCAGTTAGATAAACATTTTAAAATGACAGAAGGAACATTTGCCGCCCTTTCACGTAACCCTTCTATATTTGTCACAAATGAAAGCGGTTGGGATCCGGTCAAAGGATCAGTTGATATGGAGCAAGGAGTTCTATGTATTAAATGCAAAAATGAGATGTCAGATGCAAAGGTCTCCTTTATGGTAGTAGTTGAAAGAAAGGACGAAGGAATACTCAACTCAGAGATCACCGACGAAGAAGGTTGTTTTATACCAGAAAAAATATCCCCACAAAGAGAGAAAATACACCCAGAATAAATTGATTGTGATTTTACCAGAATGACTGTGGTAAAATCAAATATATAAGCCGTCATTTTGAACGAGTTAACTAACATTCACATACAAAATATAAACATAAACACAGCTTGCATATACTACTATGGGCGAACCGACCTTTATTGACTTCTTGAAACAAAGAAATGAACACGAGAGAGATAAGTGTCTTTTATTCGAAGAGAAATGGCATAAATACACCATCACTAGCGACCCAAAATCCAGATACACAAGTGTGACCAAAGTGGTACACTCGCAATTCCCAAAGTTTGACCCAGATCTTGTGATCAAAAAAATGATGGCTGGTAGAAACTGGAATGAAAGCAACAAATACTGGGGAATGACACCTCAACAGATAAAAGAACAATGGAACAATAACGGCAAGTCCGTAAGTGGGGCAGGGACTGATTTACACTTCAATATTGAACAATTCATGAACCAATGGTTGGTAGACGAAGACGATACCCTCATGGATTGTGATCAAGAAATGCTACTGGACTGTTACAAAGAAGACAGAGAAGCAGGTGATTGTGTTATAAATAATACAAGCGAAGAATGGGGATACTTTCTGAACTTTGTTCGTGATAACCTTGGCGCCAGACCTTATCGCACAGAATGGATGATTTATGACGAAGACCTTAAGATTGCGGGATCAATAGACATGGTATACAAAAATCCAGACGGTTCTCTAGATATTTATGACTGGAAGAGAGCAAAAGAAATCACCGCTGTAAACGGATTTGGAGAGAATGGAATCGGTGCATCTGTTTTACATATAACCCACTCTAACTTCTGGCACTACTCACTACAACTAAACGTTTACAAGGCAATTATTGAACGCAAATACGGAATGAAAGTCCGAAACCTTGTTCTCGTTCAACTTCATCCTGAAAGCCCAACAAAAAATTATAAACTATTCCCATGTGCTGACCTAAGCGAAGAGGTAGAAGACATGTTCCAAGAGATTAGTGTATCAAACAAAAATAAAAAATAAAAAATAACTCTATTATAATGGCGAAGAGTTTTCCATTAGCATCGTGGGTGACCTCTATATTGATGCTTCTGGTATTTTTGCTAATAAAGTATGTAACTAAAATTGAATATCCCAACAAAATTGAATATCCCAACCACAATTAATTGTAGTCATACACTAGCTATCATGGACGATGAATCGACACTTACTTTTTACAAACTATGTAGCGATTGTAATCTACCTGGTCTTATAGATACATTCGGCAACTTACCCGATACTACCAACATTGAAATGGATTACGCATACTACATTGTATATTGGTATAGGTTCCAACGATCCGACAACAATAAAAAACTCATTCTAGAATGGCTACTCAGAGCAGATCCAAATATTGATTATGTCAGGGTCGCCAATGATTACATGGCCGATGAACATATACCAAATGATGCATTACATCTGGCGTGCGAAAGGGGACATTTTAAAGTTGTAAAATGGCTACTAGCAGAAGAACCTTATTTATCTAGCTTCAAGAATAGATGTAATATATGTTATGCCTTCCGAATAAGTTGTTGCAACAGTAATTTAGAACTCACAAAAATGATATTTGAATTATTAGCAGATTACATAAGGGTAAGGCTTATCATTCTTAATCAAGCATACCTAAATGCCATGAGTAATCAAAATACAGAAACAATGGAATGGTTACTGGAAATCAATCAAGACATAAACACTACATTAGTATTTAATTAAAATAAAAAAGAAACTTAACAATCTACATTGTATCTGTAAACTATATAAAAATAATAAATGACTTACCATATACACCTCGTATACGGAGCATTTTTTACATGACAACAGAAACATACTATTTTATCAAGTTCTTTATGATGTCGATTATTTTGTCTAGTGCATCATTAACTGTTATTGGCATTGGATATAATATGTTACGGTCAATAATTGAAAATCCAACTCGTACATATATTCCCGATATGTTGAATAAAACAAAAGTGTTCTTTTGTGTATGTTATGAAATAGCAACTAACATTCGTCGTATCACTAATGATGTATCAACTCATATTAATACATTGTTAATGGTCACTAACAGTGAGTTCCAGGACAACTTTAATAAGATTGTATACGAAGACAAATACAATGAGAAGTTTGACAACTTAATGAGTTCTTATTCATCATCATCTATGACAAAAGATCACAACCTATCTACCAACTCTATTCTCGTTGAACACACACCAATTGGTAATATTGTCATGTATTATGATAAAAAGGACAAATGCCTGTTTTATTATGCTAGCAGGTCACCTACTACAAGACAACTACAGAGTGTCGGTAGAAAGTTTGTCATACAATTTTGCTGCCCACAGATTATAGAAGAAATGCGCCTGGATAAGGAAGAGGAAAATAAAACACCAGAAAAGAAACATACTCAAACAAAAAACAAAGACGATAACCCCCACCACGGTATTGTATCTAAGAGTGGAGTGATGGCAAAGTTTAAAAATCATACGAATGATAACAAAACAAACACGATGAAAGAGACAACCGACAAACCTCCTCCTGAAACAACACCGGTAAACCATGTAGATATTTTAAAGTTTTTGAGAAAAGGACCTCTTGCAGACTTTTCTTTCACACAAAAAATAAAAACACATAGACATAGAGGTTTACCAACAAAAGAAGACAATCCAACATTGAATACACCTGTTAAATTACCACAACAGATCCCAGGCATTGACAAGTCACGGTTATCTTTTTCTGAGTATAAGAAGCTTATCAACATGAAGCAAAAAAATGATGATTATAATGAAGAAACATCGGCGGCTTCATAAGCTACAATTATATTTGAACCACAAAAGAGAATGTTTTTATATTTGTTTATAATAAGTAAGATACTAATTATAAACAAAAAATGAGTATGACAGCACATAACAAACATACAAAACATATTTATCGACAAAAAAAGACGAAATCACAAAAACGAGGAGGACGATCGAAAACACAAAAACGCAGAAAGGTGTTTCATGTTATGGTCGGTGGAGAAGATCAAGAACCATTCCAATCAAGTGGTGTTTTTGAAATTGCCGGCGATAGTATGCTTTATGTATTAACCAATGTAGTCAAATTATCATCCAATATGGTTGCCGCTTCAATAGGATACACTCCAGTTAACAATAATCTTGGTCAACCAGGATCCGCAGAACAAAGTGCAATATACGATAAACTTCAAAAAGGACTTGAACTGGCAAAAATTCCTCTAGAAGTATTCCTTAAAATGATAGACGCTGTAGCTGTACAATATGTAAAGATACTTAACGGTGCCATGAAGGTGAATGCACCAATGATGCAGGCATCACTTACACTCACCATTACTATACTTAAGACACAATTGGCATTAGCTACAACTGCACTTAATAACCCCGCCTTTATTGCCGTTCTTAGAACTACACTTTCTGCTCTTGAAGAAGCATCTGATGAAATAGTAGGTGCGATTGATCCTGTTGCCGCATCCATACTTTCAAAACTATCTCCTATTATAACTCGAAGCATTGGAATGATATTCGCTACAATTGGAACATCTGCTATTTCTGGTATGCAAGCTATGCCTTATCTTGGAACTGTCCTCGCAGCACTCTCTTCATTTGACGCTGTCTCACGTCTATTTATTTCATCAATTAACGCAGCTACTGCCACTGGAACTGTATTCTTTGATGGTTATTCGGATACCGTTTACCGACTTGCAGACATGATCAAAGGTATTAAATCGAGAATTGCTGGAACAACCAGCGGAATGACTAATGCTGCAACTGCTATGCCTTCTGCTCCGGCTATGCCTTCTGCTCCGGCTATGCCTATGCCTACTGCTCCGGTCATCAAAAAAAAATAAGCCTAATAAATAAAAACAGCGCAATAACTGCTTTTATTTATATTATTATACCATCATTTATGCCGTGCTTTCTCGATAATCCAAATAACCGTTACATTTATTGATATTGAACGATGACTCCAAATGATCCTTTGCAATCTCCATTGCTTTTCGGGTCATATCATCCATACTATCAACGTATCTATCTACAGGATTTACTTTCACACTGGGTTTCATTTCTGAAATAATAGGATCGGGTGTCGCAACTTTGGGTTCTACCGACTTATTATCTCCTTCGCCATCGCATTCGACGTCCTTCTTTTTACGCTTCACAATACGCTTTACCATAATCTTCTTTACTACCTTCTTTGTAGTTTTCTTACCACTTTCGTCAGATGCCACTTCTTCGCTCATGTTATTACTTTACTTACTTACTTACTTATTACTATTCTATATAAGTACTTTGCCATTTTCAATTTGATTAATTAATTGAATGATCCATTGATCTATACTGTATTCGAATTAGGTACGAAATGTGTTTTCGTACCACCATCGTATTTAACCGCATGCCCTTTATCAAGCATCCATTGATTTATGTCCTCATTATTGTAAACAACTGTTGCTAATAATCGACCATACTTCTCCATTGAAACATCCTTTAAGTTAACCACTTTACCCAACAACTTATCTGACAAATCGATTTGTGCGTTACGAGCTAATAACTTCTCATCTTCATTTTTTGACTTCATCTCGGGTGTATCAATGCCATTCAGACGAACCGAAAACCGATACATTGTTGTTGACCCATGAACAAAACTGGCAATTGTTATGGTATCTCCATCATACACCTTAATTACTTTGCCTTCTTTCACATCAGGAACATATGGAACCGCCGTCTTCCACGAAGCATTCTTATAAGGATCCGTTCTCCAAAAACAAGCTAGACATGTGAACATCTTTGGTGGCACCTTTGTTAGTTTGCATCCTAAGAATCCTTGATATTTATATTCAATTTCAACTTCAATTTCAACTTCAACCCCGGGTCACATAACACACTAACTTACCACTTACACTAGGATCTGTCCAATTACCCAGATTTGTATTCTGCACACCCATTATCTGTGTCAGGGCGGTATCAACACGATACCCATCTTGTGCTAATAAGGTAAATAACCTAGGCAACTCAGATGGCGACATAAATTGCGACGTATTAACCCAATTGTCTTCCAATGTTTTTAACGCTACCGTAGGTGACGTATTTGAACAGGCATACCTTCCACGAGGCTCAAATGGTGACAAGGAAGGCAGATTTACTGGCTTAGATATCTCATGTAACTTACCCGGCAATGTCGGCATTCGATCGATAGTAACAATCGTTTCATATTGACCCGTATAACTATTCAAAAGAACTCGGGTATATAATGCATATGTTTCGTTTTGCATGTAATATACTTATATATGATTAATGATACAAGTATATTCCTTAATTTATTATTTAACGTCTACCAGCCTTCTTAGAGCGTCTCTTTGCACTTTTCTTTCCACCCTTCTTTGACTTCTTGTGGTGCTTCTTTGCACTTTTCTTTCCACCCTTCTTGGCATATTTACGATGCTTGCGGCTGCGACGACGACGTCCACCCTTCATCTCATCAGGCATCTCATCAGGCATATCATCAGGCATATCCATCTTTTCTTCACCCATATCATCAGGCATATCCATCTTTTCTCCACCCATATCATCAGGCATATCCTTAGGCATATCAGGCATATCCTTAGGCATCTCAGACATCTCAGGCACTATCTCCTTAGGCATATCACCCTCACTACCCTCGCCACCGCCACCACGCATGCCACCCTTGCGGCGTTTGCGGGAACCACGACGACGTCCACCTTCCAAAAGTGAAAATCCAGAGCAGTTAGTTTCTCCTTCTTCACATGGATCTCCACCACCACGCATGCCACTCTTCTTTTGTGCACGGTAAGCTTTGCCAGCTGCCTTGCTAAGCTCGATAGGTTTACCTTTGAATTGGGGATTCTTATCTGCAAACTCGCTTCTGAACTTAAAAAACGGATTTGGCATTTTATGCTATATATTATACTGCGAAAATACTAAACTGAAAATGTTATTGCATCCCCATGAGTAAATACTTGCCCAGGGACTGCAGACTTTTCTACATTTCCTACACTATACGCAATTACGTCTACTTTACTTTTACTTAATCCTGCACTACGCAAAGAGTTCTTTGAATATTGTTTACATAATATACCGCCTTGACGGGTAGCCTTGCGTAAAATATCCCTATACCATCTCTTATTGCCTGTAGAAACGTGATCTTCACATTCTTCAGATGACGGCACCCGCACGATCACGTGACAAGACGGAATATTTTTTAAATGAACCCACATATCCTTCTTGTCGGCTAAATCAATTATGCAGTGATTATCTAGAGCATTCTCACCAACAAGATATGTCACAACAAGACCAGCTTCGTCTTCCGAACAATCTAAACTAGGATGAAATGCGTTGTTACTATACACATACTTAAGTGTTTTCATTTACACTATACTGTTATACTGTGAAATATATTGTATGATTGATACGGTTATTACACTATATATGCAGCCATATTTCTAAATATGATTTACAATTGATATAATAAACAAATTGAACCTTCGGGATATTTTATACACAATGAATAAAAGACAGAAAACAATAGGCAGCATCTAGCTAGACACTATGAGACTTACACGTTATTTATATCCAGCACATAGGGTGTGCATGGCATTAGAACAGGAACTTGTCCACTCTCGTAACAAACATAGATCAATGTATTGGGCATTCGAATTATTACATTCTGGACTACTGGGTGACTTACTGGACACATTATGGATGGTATATACATCTAAGTTTCAGGAAGTTCATCCTGCATTTGAAAACTACATGAAAAAAACGCTCAAACCTATACACAACGCAAGAGATAAGGGCGAATGGTTATTTAAAAATGACAAAAAGAAACAAACTATTGCGAAACACGCTGTTAGAAGTATAGTAAGAAACTTACTTATACGATCACCTATAGTGGAAGGGAAAGAAAAACCTCCTCTAGGTAAAAAGGTATTTGTTACCACATCAGGCATCGACGAAGAAGTTGATAAATATAACACACGTGAACGTCTAGACACGCCCATATCGTTCCTAGATAAACAATTTTCGTGTCATCAGGCATACAAAATACTTGGAACAGTAGCTGACCTACAACCGCTTGGCAAATATGGAGCCACTGAAAAAGAACTCCATATCATTCGGCAAGATTGGGAGAGATTTGCATTCTCCACGCCTATATGGACGGAAAGATTTAAACAGTTTAATGCGGTTAATAATGCTAAGTCGGTAGATTTTCCAGACGATGATCAACTAGAGGGATTTTATGAAGAATATGGGTTGGAGCCAGACGAATTGGGTCTACGTGACACACATGGACAAGTATAATAAATTGAAGGCGGAAACGTTGATGTATCTATAGTATCAACAACTAAACTGAAAAGAGTACTTAACACTTTAAGATTTATTTCATTACGAACCATGCAAAACACTGCCCCCTTTGAACTACCTGCTCCAGTTGAACTACCTGCTCCAGTTGAACTACCTGCTCCAGTTGAACTACCTGCTCCTCCTGTTAACCAATCTGCGGGTCTTAGCCAAAGACATTTGGCAATGCATCAAGATGGAAGAACATTGGTCGATGACTCAAACATCAGCGAGGGAAACCTTAAAACCATCATTGAACCACTCCTTAACTGGACACGTGCAGCCATTGAGCCTTACGGAGGCGACATCCAATACTTTACCAAAATATCGCTTGCCGACCTTCAAAAAAAACTCGCTGATCCTTCACACATCATTGGGGCAGAAGGGCAAGGTGCTTGTGATCATGAACGCACTGGAGGAAAATGCAAGGGGCAACCTCTAGATACATCTATGAACGATCGTGTCAGTATCAGACCTGACGCGGGGATCATTATGTGGACTTACATGGGAACACAATATCCCCTCTACATCGGAGAAGACAAAGTCCAAGGAACCAATGATAAACTATTCGCTGCAGGAAAACCTCGTCAAGCCACTGGAAACGCCATTGAACGTTACTTTAAGAACGTGCGTGCCGAAGAAATGTTGTGTGCACACGTTCCATACTTCCCCTCCGTTGTATTCGCATCTGGTTGTGACTTTCATAATAGTGAAACCATTGCCAAACGCCTCGAAGCAGGCAACTACGGAACACCCAATCACTACATTGAAATCCAACCCATGGATGACAATGATTCACTAGCTATCGATACTACCATGACCCTCGACACCCTTGTTAAAAAGATCTCGATCCGAAAACAGTCCCATGGAGTTTACGCACCTTTCCTTTCCGTATCCACCGTGTGCATCAAGGCACACAAGTGGAATGAACTCCCCCACAATACATCCCTTTGGAGACCCAGCGAGTATTTGGAGGTGTCCAAACAAATCATTACATTATCCATCCAAGAAGTTATTGAACAACATAACAAAAAACAAGATTAGCAAAACAAAATAAAAAGAACAAAATAAAAAGAACAAAATAAAAAGAACAAAATAATACAAATAAAAGTATCTTGTCATTTGGGGGGCAAGATATTTTTATTTGTGTACTTATTATATCAACACTCAGTTTTACTAGCTAAAATGGATACCGCAGATACAGAACAAACTGCGTTGAAACATTTTACACAAAAAGAACGAGACGAACTGTTTCCATATCTCGTTACATTAAACCCTAAGGTAAGCATAGAAAAGGTAGAAAAAATATCACTTCAAGAACTTAATGATAGCGATAACACAGGGGTTATACCACCACATGTTAGGAATGATTTAATACGTGATATGGCGTACTCAAGTAGCACTGACAGTTTACAGCGTCTTGGAGTTGTTCGTTTGACTATGGAAGATGGAAAACAATATTATCTACAAGAAGGGAATAATATAGGTTTGGATAATAAAATGACTATGGTTATCCCCATGGATACTCCGTTACACGACACTAGTGTGTTTCGTGATCGAATGTATAAAAACGCTATAAACCAACATAATAATGAAGTAAAAGGAAGAAACAAAACTGGCGGTAAGAAACAAACACGAAAACATAACAAAACGACAAAAAATAAAAGGAAACCGAGAAGAACACCGAGAAGAACACCGAGAAGAACACCGAGAAGAACACGAAGCCGGTTAAGCCGAAAAAATAAATAAATTGATACGGTTTCGCATAGCATACCATAATGTATCACTAATAACGACTTTTGTTAATCGACCCCGAAACCCGACTATATCATTATGACACTAGTTGCAGAATCTGCGATAATCCTTGCTGTATTTTGTATCTTCATGGGGTGGCATATTTTAAAATTAGCATACGAGGACGATTGGCCACTCAACTAGGATTTCCATATTGTAACAACACATAAATCAGAAATATAAAACATACCTCAATCGAGATTTGTTTTTTTTGGTTTCTTGTTTTCTTGTTTTCTTGTTTTCTTGTTTTCTTGTTTTCTTGTTTTCTTGTTTTCTTGTTTTCGTAACTCAATATATCAACTGCACAACAAAAGTATACGCAAGAAAAATAAACGCAGACGTTTAACACAAAAAATAAGACAACATAGGAATACATATTCGCAAATTGAACCAATATGTATATCTACTCAACATTTTCATATAGATATATAACTAGCTAATCAATATAACGTTGATGGAAACAACTTCAACATGCACATCAAATGATAATCCTAAAAAAAAAATTATTGTAAAACGAAAAGTAAAAGGGATTGTCCTACCAATCAGAAAAGAGTTACAAACACCCACAAACACACACACAAACAAAACCGACACACCGCAACCCGAAAAATGCACCGACAACTTTGTACTACAAACAATGCTCACATGTATTGGTAACAAACGTCTACTCGTAGATAATATATTTGATATTGTAAAACAGGTTAGCACACGATTAGGTAAAGAAAAACTAGCGATCATGGATGGGTTCAGCGGATCGGCGGTTGTCGCACGCAAGTTGTCGAACATCGCATCCACCATATATTCAAATGATCTAGAGACCTATGCATACATTATTGCAAAATCTTCACTAGAAACACCTTGCGAAGCCGACAGGAAATGTGTAGCGACACACCTAGAAAATATGAATAAACTAGCGTTCGACACACAACTACCAGCAGATGGATTTATTTCACGCCTATACGCACCACAAGACACCGAAAATATTCAACAAGGAGAACGATGCTTTTACACACAGGAAAATGCAAGAATTATACACGCCATGAGAAACTATATTGACGACCCAGATACAGCAGTCCCACAGCATTTACGGGTTCACTTGATTGCACCGCTATTGGCAAAGGCGAGTATACACGC